TTTATACGCTTCTTGCTCATTACTACCTGCGCTTCTTGCAACTTGGTAAACTGCTTGCTGTACTTGATCCAAGTCCGGCATACCAGCATCGGACGTGATCATACTCTTGGCTGCGTCTTTGACTGTTTTGGATCCAGCAAATGCCGCTGCAGCATTGGCTATGGCATACTGATTGCCAGACTCAATCGCTTTGGCTAAGTTAGCAGCTCTTAAAGTATCGCCTACCGTTAGCCCCGCGTCATTGATCTTGGTCGTCCCCATGCCAGTTAGCGTAGCACCGGATGACAGCATGCCAAGTGTATTGCCTGCTTCAGCAGCTTGGACAAAGTTGTTGACTGTGTTGGCGGTACGAATAGCAGTAACTGCTTGCGCAGGTGCCATGTCAGCCACCCCAGGAATACCAGTCAATGAGGCCAACGCACCAAGTGGGTTGTTATTTACTGTCGCTACAGCCGCATTTGCACCAGCCGCAAAAGGTGCAAGTTCAGGTTGAACAATAGATGCAAGAGTCAGTAGGGGCGCAACAATAGCGTTATCTCGCACTATGTTTCCAAGTACACCACCTTTTGAGCCACCTGTATAAACTGTTGAAGCCAAATAATCTTTGGTCATTTGTGGCTTGCCACTTGCATCAACAGTAATTGGAACCGTGTAAGTGCCATGCACACTAGTGGGCAAAACGATGCCATAAACACCAGGTTGGCTTGAACTAGGCGTTAAACCTATTCTTGAACCATCATCTAAGATGAGTGTATTGCCTTCTACCCTTGCTTGACCAGCATTGATAGCACCATAAATGTTGCCAACAGCACCATAAGAATGCGAGTTCTGGTCAATGAAATAGGGGTCATTTGCAATTTTTGCTATTTCATCATTTCGTGCTTGAGTATCCGCTTGTTGTTTAGCAACTTCAGCATTGTATTGATCCTGCGCCTTTTGATAATAGGAATAAGGTGCAACATATGAAGTGGTTTGATAACTACCACCCATTTCTGGATCATATTGTGTTTGATATTGAGTTTTTATTTGATCGGCTGGAACATCAACTTGACGATATGAAGTGTTGCCTTCACTGTCTGTACCAGTAGGGATATTTACAAAATATCTAACACCACCATTTTCATCATATGCAGTTCCAATCTGAGTGGTTGGTTCTTGTGGCGATGCTTGCAATGCACCTAAAGGCGATGCAGGCGTAGGAGGCGTAAACCCTGTTTCATCAGCAATGCTTGACGTTGCTTGTAGTGGGCCAATACTGGGTGCAGGTTGCAAAGCACCACCACTAGGCGCAGCTGTAGGCGACGTATCCTCTACTATCGTTCCAGTGTTCTCGTCGTAGTACGCCATTATTGCACTGCCTGTTCAACAATGCCACAAAGTACCGACGCCCAATCTTGCCAAGTGGCAAAACCACGTGGGTCAGGCACACCTTTGTCCACAAAAAATCCGATACCATTCATACCCTTGGCCCAATCCTGCCAACGATCTTCTGTTGTTGTACCTAGCTGGTTGGAAGCAAATAGCTCTGCCATAAGGGCGCACCAAGTGTCCCAAGTATGTCCACGTGGATCATAGGAAATCATGGGTTGGCCGTTCCGCGCTCATCACCAATATCTGCGCTCAACAAGATTTGACCGGTTTCGTAATTGCCACCCGCCACGTTGCTTTCAAAGCGAATGCGCATTTCACGCCGCTGTTCTCGCATATCAATCTTTGGCGTATCAGGCGCAAAAGTATACTTGGTGGTAGTTTCTGTGGTGTCTTGGGCGTAGGATTTGCCAGTTATGTAGACATTCATATCGCCCGATTGCACAAAATCTGGTTCAATACGCTCCAAGCGCATCCAACGGTTGGTGTTTTCAATCTGTCTAACGCCAGGTCCGCCACTCACCCAACCAAGGCTATTGGTTTCAAATTGAGAAAGAACGGCATCTACACTGTTCAAATAAATCTGGTCGGTGCCAACTTCATGCTGCCAGATGGTGTATTTGTTCTCAGTATTTTGCTCCCACCCCGCCCAAATAGGAAAGCGGAAAACTTCGGAAAATGTACCAGCGGAGCGTCTGGCGCCAACTGCCGATCCGGCATCATACCAAGTTTGCTCACGCACGTTATAGATGATGGCGTCGGTGCATTCCGTGGCATCACCTCTGGGGTAGAACCACCATATTTCACCCCACCTTGGCACTTTGGTTGCCCATACTTTTTGACGCTGGCTGTAGTTCAGATTATCAAAGAACCAATTCATGTTCATCTGGTTCGGCACCTCTTGCACCACCCCGTTATAAGCAAGGAAGCGGTCAATGCCAATCCAGTAATAAATGCCGTCATACTCAACCACGCATTGGCTAGACATAATGGATGATTGACTAGAGATCAAATCATACCGCCAGTAAAGCGTAGCTGCGCCTACTGTTTGCGGGGCATAGGTAACCCGAACCAAAGCATCCAATGACCAGAATAACCCCGCTGGTGATGTGGTACCGCCCCGCAATGGCATACCTTTGACGATCTTGGTAGCAGAGACATTGTTCTCATTGGCGTCCGGATAGTCCGTATTGTTCCAAGCAGCAAAGTTGCCAGCTGAACTATTCTTAATTAACCCGTTGTTTCCATAAACAAACAAATAAGGGTAGAGCATACAGCAGCCACCCGAAACTGATATGTTGGCACCAGAGGCATGGGCACCAGCAGAATCCTTGACTGCTGCCATGGCGCCACCTGGAAAATTACCGATGAGAACCGGCGTATTCACCGTGCTATCAATGTGCGTTAAGTTCTGACCAGGATGCCCCATGACTGTTAGCGCATTGGTGCCTCCACCATCGTATGCTATGTCCCATTGCCAAAGGTTATTGGCATTAGAAGTAAAGTCGGAAAGCGAAATAGCGGTAGGACCTGAACCCACGCCATCGTCGTCATCGGTCTGCCACCATTGAGCACCGCTACTGTAACCAGAATAGACATAATTTAAGCCGGTCAATGAGCTCTGGATCATGCCACGGGAAACACCCGTACCATTTAAAAAGATGCCTTTATATCCACCAACTTTACGCGGGCGGCCACGCTGAAAACGCACCCACTCGCCATCAATATAGACAGGCGAATCAAATTGTGTGCCGTCTCGCTGGATGCCGGCTTTGATATTTAAAGCAACAACTTTAGCGGTCAAAATGAACCTCCGCTAATTCCGCCGAGTGCAGTAATGGCATTGTTTACTGTCAATCCCGATGCATCAAAGTAAGCTGCCTGCGTACCGGCAACACTGATATCCATCTGCCCTGCTGCCCCCAAATACAAACCAGTGGTTGCATCACCAGCGAAGCGAAGCGAAGGACTAGCAGCGCTACCATTGCCTAGCGTAATGTTGGTGAAACTACTTGCTGATCCTGATGCGGCGTTATATACATTGGTGCCATCACAAATCAAGATGAGTGACTCACCTTGTGCGCAAGCAGTGGTCAAAGCACCTACAGCAGATGTTTTGAAGGTCAGCGTATAAGCACCGGTGGTATTATTGGTGACCGCATACAACTGCACCGTGGACGGGAAAACAATGATCTGGTTGCTAGTGAGTATGCCGCTATATTCTTGGATAATATTGGCGGCTTGTACCGAAGACAGCGTGGTGGTTCCACCGGTAACCGACAAAGCCAGTTGTGTGAAAGCAAATTGAGAAGACTGTCCGTAACCAAAAGTATACCAGTTGGTGCCATCAGAGACTATGACAAAAGATTCAGCAAGTTGCAACTGCGCATTGACTTGGCCGTTAATAGTATTGGTGCCTGCAGGAGTAACGGTCAAAATTCCGGAACCATTATTACGGATCATGCAAAACCAGTTATTTCCCACATCAGCAGCAGGCGGCAAAGTGAATGCGCCTACCCCACTACCCCACACCAAGAATTTTGCTCGGTCAGTTTCCTGGATGGTGTAGTTACTATAGTAAGAGGTGGTTTGGTACGCCTGGTTAAGCGTGGCGGCAATCGCCTTCAAACCATAGCCCGCAAGCGTGGCGGCGTCGGCAGATGAGGTGCCTGTACCAAAAGTAAATACTGCCCAACTTCCAGCGGTGCTAGTGTTGTTGGTAATATAAGTGTACTTGACTTGACCAGAGGTCAATGTCGCGATGGTGTTGCCATCATAGTCAAGAACGGTAAAAGCATTGGCGCCAATGTTTCTAATTAGTGTATCTTGGCCTGTAGACACCTGATTGGCAGGAGGCATGGTGATGGTCAAACCACCTGTTGTGGCGTTCACATCCATGATGTAGGCAACTACATCCTGCGTGTTGCCATTAACAGGCCATTGTAGCTCAATGCTTTGTGTGAGTACGTACTCTAAATATCCAACCTCTGAAGGTTGAATGGTTTGCCCAGAAAGTGGATTGACGTAAGTGGTCATGGGTTAGCTCTCCAGCGCGATGGTTTGACGATCAGCCAAACGTGTCATATCTTCAGCCTTCAAGACTTGCATGGCTTCAGTGTACTTTTGCTGGAAGATCTGGCGCTGATCATTTTTGAGATATGGCATTGCTTGCAGCAAGGTGCCATATAGGACGGCGTTAGGCGCATTGCGCGTAAGCCAATTGGTTTGGTTTGCGGATGAAAGAGGCTCAATCCGCTCATAGTAAATTATCTCAAACGCGTAGTCTTGGTCCGGCGTAGGCGCCACCAACCAATGATCATAGTCATAATCGGCGTAGTAAAGTGGTTGACCTGTCTGTGCAGCATTAGGCCAATAATTTCGTAAGTACTCATATTTACGAAGTAAGATAGGCGTGCGTTGATTTGTGGACGGGTCAACGTAGCTCATAGAAACTGTTTTACGCCACCGAGCAGGCTTAGGTATAACAGCATTTCCTGTAAGCATGTTGCTTTCAACAACTTGCTGCTGTCCCAATGTTTTCATTTGCTCTGCGATCTCAAACTCGCAAAGTGTAATGAATGTAGGAATACGGTCAATAGTGGCTTGATCGCTGCGCTCAAGATACTCAAGCACAGTTGTGACCAATGAGTCATAGGTAAGCGCAAAAGAGACAGTCATGATGCTTCATTCCTCAAAATTGACCGCCGCTTTTCCAAACAGCTACATGCAACATTGTATCCTTCTTTTCAATTTTATATAAGGCTTTTATGCATGGCAATCTATGACAAAAATAACACGCGTTCATCAATTCTGCGGTTTTGCAACCCTTTGAGGATTTTCCCACCAGCCATGCAATACTTCAAGAGCTCCTCAGCCGCACCCTCTTTATCGCCACGATTGAGTTTTTGACGAAGCGTTGAAC